TGCGATTGTCTTCTTCATAATAGTTTTCCTCCTCTGAAAGCCTCCCAGTGAGACTTTCTAAACACAAATTTTTATGGAACGAGTTTGATAATATCCTATAATTGTGTCCGAATTGTGTCTAAAGTTTAAAGAAAGTACTACAATTATTATGAAATTCTTAAGAAAAACAGTGATAAAAAATTAACAGATAAAGACAGGGAGGAAATAATTGCAATATTAGAGTCATTTAGAGATACTCCTTAAAGACAATTTGTGATATAATCAACCTATATTATCAGGTCGTGAAAACTAAAGAAAAAGACTTGAGGGAAGGGGGATTATGAACGAATTTAATGCCAACAGACAGGTGTATTCTGATTCGATAAGGGGAACATATGTAATATTTCCTTTAAAGTATGAAAGTAGTCTTAATCTTACAGAGCTTACTATTGATGGAGCAGAAAATGCGGATTTTTCATCATATGATATGTCAGATATTCTTGCCAGAAGATGTAGGAAAGAAAATGGTTTTGTCAGAAGATACATTTTAAATTCATGCATTGATGATGTACATTTTTCAGATGGTAAAATATTGGCAGTTAATGAGAGCCAGTTATATGTATTTAATAACAGAATAGCATTTTTCACGGTGCTTGTTACATATGACAATGCTGACGCGGGTTACATTGATAAGCTGATTAATCCGGGCTATGTACAGAATTACAACCACAGTTTTGAAGAAAATGTAATTAAAGCTGTAAGTAATATTTCAATAGGCGGGGTCAGTAATATATTCAGATTGTATGTTGATGATATGAAACTGGCGGTGAAGGAGACATATCTTTTTAATGTGGCACTTGTAAGCAGGCGTTTTAATGAGTTGGAAACTATTGAAAGAATTACATTTAACGAACATAAATTAATAGACATTTCGCGTGATTTTTCGGATCCTTCAGAAAAGGATATAGCATATACATACGGCGCGAAGGATACTAATAAGTGTTCATACAGATGGGGTGCATGCATTACATCGCAGTCAATATCATATGTGTATGCAACAGATGATATGACAGCGGCAAATGTTGCAGAGCAGTCAAGAGATGATGTATTTCTTACAATGCTGGTTTTACACCAGAAAAGTACATGCATGCTGGTTAATGAAGGAATTCAGAATACTCTGATTGACAATAAACGTCAGAGTCTTAAGTATTTCAGAAAAGTGAAAATGCTTAAAAAAGAAGCGTTGGAATTTCGTGCTTCAGGTACGCTTGCACCATCGCAGGTATCACGCTGGAATAATGTCTGCGAAACATACAGATGTCTGTTAGCCGTTAATGGAATTGATGAAGCACTTGAAGAAATCGAGCAGAAGGTTGAACTCATAAGAGACGAACAGGAGAGGAAATCTTCTGACATGCAGAATTATGTGGCAACTGTCATAGCAGTATTTGGCTTGATTTCGATTGTTGCGTCTGTATTATCGATAGTTGATCTGGTAAATAGCGGTTCGACAGACATAGTAGCAGCTCTTGGAGTTTCGTGTATAGGAGTTGTGTTGTTTGTGTTCTCGTGGCTGATTTTGATGTTGAAGAAATAATGGAGGGATTTACAATGGGTATGACGAATGACATTGATAAGATTAGAGAAATTACTGGATATGAGCCGGGGAAAGCATTTATTTATGGTTTTAATGAAGAGGGTAGAGTGCGTAGAGAGTGTGTTGAAACCTATGGAGTGGATACTCCAGGGGAACCAGTAGTTTATGCTACGGATTCTAAAAATTTTCATATTTTTCCAAATTCTATGGAAATTACTGATGAAATTAAAAAGAGTGAGGAAGATTTAAGACTAAAAGTTTATAAGTATTTTATTGAATACTGCAATAATAATAAAGAGACTTTTGATGTTATAAAATATGACCCCGACCCCGATAATCCTGATAAATGGACTAAATTACAAATGTCTAAAAAAGAGAATTATAAAAATAAGATGATAATAGATAAAATAAGAGGTAAAGAAACAGGAGAAGGATGCGGTAAAATAAATGGAAAGAATAAAGCAATGAGAGGCTTATATAAATATTTACCATTTTATTACAATGGGAAAATATATAATATCAATTTTATGAGATTTTATATAGATAAAGATAATAAGGTTAATTGCATTTTTAAACAAATACAATTTGATAGAACAAATAAAGAAAATATCAATGAAGATGGCATTTGTTATCCGAGAACATATCAAAATCATGTAAATAAACTTGATAAGCTTATTCAGGATAATAAAGGAAAGAACTTTTGTTATAATCCACCTGTAGCATATGAAGCTAAAGAAGCTGAAAAAGCAATTGTAGAAAAATTTGTTGAATTTGTAAAAAAATGTGAGGAATATGATACAAAATAGTATAGTATGTACATCAAATATATTTAAGTAAAACAAAATAAAAAATTCCCAAGGTGAAAAAACCCGACCTCTCCGACATTATAATAAATAATAGACGAGAGGTCATCTTGTCTGAACACAAAACACCATATAAAAGAGAGGATAACAGCCAGACGAAAGGAGCTTATTAATGAAAAGAAGAAATCAATATATAAGCCAGCTTGGAGTATTGAGAAGAATTTATGGCGGTAATTTTGTCACAGAGAAAAAGCTGTACAGAATTCGTCAAAGATATCGATATGGATTTGATTATCGCGACATTTTTAATATGGATATGTCATTTGCAGAATGGTTATACTCACATATGCGAATGTATAAGGATAATAGTGTTCATGATGATACTATGACTACTGTAACATTTGATGGCAAAGAATACACCATACAAGAGGCGGTGGATTGGATTATTGAAAATACCGGGGAATTTATCAGGTATGGTTATTATTTGGATACACATTTTGATTACATAACAAGATATCCTCTTATTGGAAAAATGATGAGTAAATTTAATCCGGCTGTCAGAACGTATTTACAGGAGTATGAATGGCTTGAAGATAATGAAGGTCAAATAACGGATAATTTTATTAAGTCAGGCAGATTATTTATTGAGATAATGCAATATTGCTGGTTGTAGGAAATAATGTCTATAGATAAGGAGAATCACAATGGCAATTAAATTTAAAGATATAAGAAGATTTCTGGCAAGAAACATAAGATTATCAATCTGCTTTTTAGATGGGCAGTATCATAATTATCTGTTGGTATCCGATATTTCGGCTTCAGAATATGATGAATTATATGTTTATGGCATAGGAATGACTGATGTGGAGTTTTCGAAGGATATCTATTCAGAACCAGAAGAACCAAATGGTGAGGTAAGTATATCTATGAGTAATCTTACAATACAGCCAGCGTTAGAGATAGTATTATCTGATAAGCCACGGAATATTGAGAGAAACATTTGTGATAATCTGACATTTAAAGATCTAAAGCCGTATTTACAAGTTATAGGTGAGTTCAATATTGTTAATAAGCTGGACTGGTCAGATGAATCATATAAGTGCAGAGAAAACATTCCAGAAAAATATGACAACATGTATGTGTATGGCATTGGAATGGAGAGAATCTCTGACCATAAGAAAAGAATGGTGTTGGTGCTTTCGGACAACCCAAGACAGAACTAAATGCAAAAAGAGGCTGATAAATTGAAGTGTAAAAATTGTAAATACAAAACCAATATAGCAAATACGAGTGAAACAGGTTCGGCAATATGCTCATATCCAAGCTCATGGTTGCCTGTAAATATCGAAGATAACTGCCATTTTATTCCAGAAAAGAGGGAACTTACTTGTAGTGATTGTTCCAGATTGCATGAAGATATGGCGTGTTTTAGCTGCGCTGAAGATGACAGTGCAATATTTAATGGGCAGTTGTGCAGGGGATTTATAGATAAAAGAAAAGAAGAATTGAATAGTATTCTTATGTTTTGGAAAGTACAGGGATTTTATGACCGTAAAAAAATAAATGAATTAATCGACGAATTTGAACAGTTTTATGATAGTTTTTTTAAGCAGGAGTAATACATTTGAACATAGTAGATAAATGTGAAAAAGAGGCAGACATAACTTTATCAGACATAGAAAAGATGAATATGTATGATATAAAAGCTGCACATATCAAAGAAGATAAACAGAAAATTATTGAAATTGAAGGAAAGTTTAGCGTGATTGATACACTGAAGGATTTATTAAAAATGTAATGAGAGGCACATATTTATGGATATTACAATAGATGATAATAGAAATGTATATGTGGTTTCGGATATTCATAATTATGCAGATGGATTTAAAAGGCTGTTAAAGAAGATACAGTTTAATGAGAATGATTTGCTGATTATTGATGGAGATATATTTGACCGTGGAGATAAGCCAGTTGAGCTGTATTTTGAAATATTAAAATATCCCAATATACAGGTGATACAGGGCAATCATGATGTCTGGGTTGCAAGGCAGATTATTGAACAATTCGGACATAGAAAAACTGGAGAATATATTTCTTATAATACAGTGGCTATTATGGAGAAGCGGCTGACAGCTGTTGATATGTTAAGACTTGCTGAATGGATACAGGAAAAGCCATATTATATTAATCTCACCATTAATGGCAGGAAATATCAGATAGCACATGCACAGACATTTCTGACGCCTGAGCGTATGTTGGATAAAAGAAAGATATATATGGGAGACGGGCATTATGAGTATTTTATCAGGGGTATGGAGGAACATGAGCAGTTTATATCTGTTGTGGGGCATACTGTAACTGATAACAGGAGAATATGGGTGTCTCCTTCAGGACGGACTATACGCATAGATTGTGGCGCTGGTTATAAATGTTATGGTAAAGAGGGAACACTGGGAGCAATAAGGTTAAATGACATGAGAGAATTTTATATAGATTAATAAATTTTGATAAATGGTGGAAAAAACCGACCAAACTGTTATTATAATAGAGAATACAATATATTATGATTAACACGAGGTGACATATGGCAAAGAGAAAGATTCAGAAACCAACCCGTTTTGAGCGTATGTATAAGGTCTGGGATTATCTGAGAAAGAATACAGACAGAAGACACCCTACCAGTATTGCTAAGATGAGGAAAGATGAAAATATAAATGCGTATATTGGTGATAAGGAGACTATTAACAGGCTTTTAAAAGATATGGCAAATATTATGAATCTGGAAGATGGAGAAAGTGATTATAAGCCAGAGGCTGAGTGGAGGCTGTATTTTGATGATTTCAAGAAGTTTTATGGTGATAAGGAAAGATATGAACGGGATGATTCTGATGAAGATGATTCTTATATTGCAAATGTAATGCGCATAAAGAACCTTTACTATAACAGAACATTTTCTGAGAAGGAGGTTGATTCAATTATTGAGGGTATTATGGCAACAAGGACACTGGATTCCAAGTCGGCGCAGGAGCTTGTCAGGAAGGTTGAGGACAATATGACTACGGTATTTTACAAGAGAACGCCGAGACATATATGTAAGGTTCAGGAGCCGGAGCTTGCAGACAGGGAACTGCTGAAGGACAATCTTGCCATTATACAGAAAGCAATTGATGATAATGTGAGAATACAATTCAGATTCAATGGCTATTCTTATGAGAAAAAGCTGGAGCCGGTCAGGGAAGAGTCGGACGAGCTTAGCCCATACTATATTGTTGCGAGTGGTGGAAAATACTATCTGCTGGCGGCTAAAGAGTATGAAGGTTACAAGCCCAATATGTCTATATGGCGGATTGACCTTATGACGGGTATAGAGATTCCGGGAAGAAATGACAGGCTTCATATTAAGGGAATACCGCGTATTCCAAAGAAAAATGTTGCCAATCTTCCAGAAAAATGGTCAGAAGATTTTCAGTTGAAACATCTTAATATGTCGTTTGATAAGCCGGTTCCGGTAACACTAAGAATTAAGAGTGAAAAATGTGAAGACAATCCGAAAAAGAGAGTCCGCCCCGGTTATACATTTTTACATGACTGGTTCGGAGATTCATTCACATACATAAGAACAGAAAAAGAGCCACCATATGACGATATCGTGAGGGTGGAGTGTTCACCTTATGGCATGGCACACTGGGCATTGCAATACAGTGAACTTGTGGAAGTTCTTGAGCCGGAAAGTCTGCGGGAAGATATAAAAATTAAGATAAAGGCGTTGAATGAAAAGTATTCATTGTGAAAAGAAGTTAGATTAATAGGAGGGAAGTGGAGTTTATGTCAAAAGTATCTTTTCATTAATCAATGGAGGAATGTAAATGATTGATATAACTATGTCAGATGACTACAGGGCTTTTTTAGAAGAACTTAATTATAAATTCACAGATTCCCAGACAGCAACTTTTGTCTGGAATGACCCAATGAAAAACAGACAGCAGAAGCTCACGGCATTGGCTTTATTAAGAGACACTACTAAAGATATTGTACTTAAGAAGCAGCTTACCGAAAGAATTGAATATGAAAATAAACTGTCAAAAGAGGAAGCAGACATAGTAAATCCGTTCAGACCGGAAAGATTTGAAGATGCATTTTTTGAAATCCCATTTTGTTATAAGTCAGCAGGTACTCCAGTGAAGGATATAGTAGATGGAACATATGGAATACTTTCATCTGGAGAAGATGACTGGAATAATTATCTTCAAGAGATTAAAGACAGAAAATGGGAAGTTGATTATTCAGATATTCAGGCTGTGGTTTTATATCCAATAAAGTCGGAGTACTGGGATCATATGCATTGTAATCCATTGCATCTTCAGATGGAACTGCCGCCACATATGGAGAACAAAGAGGAAGATGCAGCTTATAGGAGAGCCATGGAAGCGCTTAGTGATTATTGTTTTTACAAAGGAGAGCGCAATACTGATGAAACAGCCAAACGGTGTATGAAGGAATATGCCAAGATTTGAGCAGGATAATATTTGGAGGTGCCTGATGATAGAAAATTTTATAGACAGATTTGTTCCATCTAAAGATGAAAGAGAGTTTCTTAAAGACAAGAGTGTTACATTTTCGGATGTGGAACAGGCAGAAATAATAATTAATCATGAGTGCTTAAAAAATTCAGAGAAAAAACAGGCAGTGCAAGAGTTGAAAGAAACCATATCAGATAAAGAATTGATAGCGGATTTAAATAAGGCAATTGATGAAATACCGGATTCGGAGAATTGCTGGTACGAATCGGGTATGAAATGCTTTTATAGAAAATTTGATATTCCACATAATTTCAGACATGGGGATATAGTAAGAGTTGTTGATGGGAAACATGAAGGGAATATCGGAGTAATACTTGGGCTTACAGATGAAGAGTATGATAAATTTAAAGTCAAAAAGGGTGATTACAGTGATATACAGATATGTGTTGATGTCATATTCAGAGGATATGATTATCTTGGAGAATTTTCACACTCGCATGTTAATCCAATATATATTGAGAGAATCCAGCTTCCAGAAAGTGATGCAAGGAAACATTACATCGACTATCTTGTGGAAACATACGATAAACAGTATTTATCAGATTATAATACAGCTACACACAAAGAAAAAATAAAACAACGAATCCACATTTTGTCTGCCGTTATGTGGGCGCAGGAACATCATAACCAGATTATGTATCTGGTGGATAGTTCAAAGGATAAAGCTTGTTTTCAGGAGATGCTGATGGAACATTATTATTTTGACAGAGAACAGGCATGTGCTATTTCGGATATGAGAATGAGTGTGTATACAGCATTAGAAAAAGATAGAACAAAAAAGGAAATACAGGAATTATTAATGAAAATGTAATTATAAGAAAATGGAGGGCGTCAGATGGAATTAAAACAATCAGATACGATAAACAGATATGATAAAGAAATGAAATCACAAGAGGAGTTAAAACATTTTCAGGAAAGGCATTTATGATGCCCTCTCCGATTCCTTTTATGAGATCGGCTCCGACCTGAATCCAGTCGGTTGAAAAAATTGCTTCTATGATTGCCGCCGGAATCTGTACGCAAGCCTGACCGATTGTCGGGATTGCCTGAATGAGTCCAGACACGAGCGCAACGATCAACTGGATTCCAGATGACACGATTGTTCCTGCGTTTGATGCGATCGCCTGCACGAATGCGATGATTCCCTGAATCGCGGCCTGCAAAATTAAAGGAATCGACTGAACGATTCCCTGCACCAGAGTCTGAATCATGGAAAGTCCGGCCGTAATGATGCTCGGCAGTGCCTGTGCAATACCTGACAGCAATCCGACCACCAACTGAACTCCTGATGCGATGATCTGCGGCAACATCTGAATCAATCCTGACAGCAATGTCTGAACCATCGAAACGGCTGCCGTCAAAATTGATGGTAAATTCTGTACAATTCCCTGAATCAGACCGAGCACCAGTTGGATTCCGCCCTGCACGATCATCGGCAGTGCCGAAACGAGGCCCTGAAGGAATGTCATCACCACCTGCGTTGCCTGCGAGAGCAACTGTGGCAGAGACGAGAGGATTCCGTTCACCAGATTCAGGATGATCTGAACTCCATCTGTAAAGATGTACTGAAGACCAGATACAATTCCCATCGCGATGCCCTGCACGAGCGTCAATCCTGCCGATACAAGCTGCGGCAGCGATGAGAGTAGTGTGTTTGCTAACTGGAATATGAGATTGACTCCTGCGGTAATGATCTGCGGAGCCTGCTGCGCTATTCCGAGAGCAAGCTGAACGACCATCTGGATTCCCATATTGAGCAGTGTCGGGAGCATGACGGCCAGTCCGTTGATGAGTTGCGTTCCGATCTGCAATGCAGCACTTACAATCGTCGGGAACTGCGATAAAATTCCTTGTGACAAGTTCTGCGTTGCCGTGATTCCTGCCTGAATGATCTCCGGCATCTTGCCGACCATTCCTTGCAAGAATTGTGCCAGAAGCGTTGCTCCTGTCGTGTAAAATTCAGCGATGTACTGTACAATCGCCGTGATGATTGAAGTTGCCAGTGTAGCTGCTGCCGATGTCAGTGCCGGGGCATTGTCAACCAGTCCTCGAAGAAGAGAACTCATGAGTGTCGATGCCATCGTGACAAGCTGTGGTGCGTAGTTCGCGACCTCTGTCACGCAATCGGCCAGAACATCTCCAAGTGTCTCCGCCATGCCCTGAAAACCGCCATCTGCGAGCGCATCGGACAGTCTGTAAATCTGATCGGTTCCAAACTGTACGACTTCCCGGAGCGGTCCCTGAAGGTTTTTGTATATCTTGATACCAGTGTCTTCGAGTGCTGACTGGAAGATCGCCAGATCACCGTTCAGGTTGTCCAGTTTTGTCTGTGCCATTGCTTCAAGCGCACCGTCGCAGTTTTCCAGTTCTTTCGTGAGGTTTTCCCACTCTGTTGAACCGTCTCCCCGCGTCGTGTTCAGACCTGACATGAGGTCATTCAGAGCGTCAACGTGCTGCTTTCCACCGATCGCGGCCAGTGCTGCATTTCGTTCTTCCTCTGTGCATCCAGACAGTGCCGTGTTCAGGGTTTCAAGCGTTGCCTTTAGGCCGATGAACTTTCCTTCCGAATCGAAGGCGGATATTCCGAGAGACTTCATCATCTCTCCTGCCTGTCCGGTTCCGGTTGTCAGGTTTGCCATGATCGCGTTCAGTGCGTTTCCGGCTTCGCTTCCCTTGATACCTCTGTTCGCGAGTACACCGAGGGCCGTTGCTGACTCAGTTAGTGGCACGTTCAGGTTTGTCATAACACCGCCGACACCCAAATATGCCTCCATCAACTGTTCCGCAGTCTGGTTTGACTTGTTGTTCGCCTTCGCGCAAATATCCAGATACCCGGCCAGATTATCCACGCTTACTCCGCAGGCCGACATACTGTCCGTTACGAGGTCAGACGTTCGTGCCAGATCGAGTCCGGTTGCCTCCGATAGTCGCAGGACACTCGGCAATGCCGAGATAGAATCATTTACTGACCATCCGGCGAGGGCCATGTATTCGAGGGCGGCAGAACTTTCCGTGGCCGTCTTCGATGTGGTCCTTCCACACTCCATTGCGGCCGCTTCCAGTTTCTTGTATTCCTCTTCCGTGGCTCCTGCTGTTGCTGCTGTCGAGGACATCTGTGCCTCGAACTCTCTTCCGACGTTTACGCTTGCCACTCCGACTGCTCCAATGGCTGCTCCTGCTGCCGTCAGAGACTTTGCTGCAAGCTGTACACTTTTAACTCCGAGTGAGCCTAACCCTTCCAGTCCTTTTTGTGCTCCCTGAAGCGCAGAGTTGAATGACTTTTCAAGCTGTCCTGCGATCTTCACTGATACCTTATATTCACTCATGACTTACGCTGGCTCACCTCCTTCATGTCATCGCACAAGTCCAAAAGGTCAAAAAAAGACAGGTCCAGAAAATAATCCAGACCTGTCTTCAGGTTCATTGACAAGACAAGGCATAACTTTCGGAGTTCCGACAGTTCGTCGATTCTTATTCCTCTCCGAAGAAAAAACTTGTGACTCTGTTTTTGACTTTGATTGCATCTCTCGGTGCAAGCTGCTTGTAAAACTCGATCGGGTAATCCGTTGCGGATGCTGCGATGACGAGTGTGTATTCCAGATTCGTCTCCGGCAGCACGGTCACATTGCCGGAAGTGTTCAGGACCTTGTTCGCCTTAATCATATCGTTTGCGGTCAGGTTTTCCAGACCGGAGAAATCAATCTCGGACACCTTCGCGCCCTCGAAATCATACACCTTTGACAGTTTCATCTTGCTTTCCTCTGCCTGTACTGCTACCTGCTCTACTGCTTCGTTTTTAACTTCACTCATGATCTTTTATCCTCCTTTTATACCTGACTTCTGATTTTTGCCAGCATATCCTTTCCATTCAGCACGAACTTGAAGTTCAGTTTGTCGAGTTCCAGTGTGGTCTTGTTGTTGATCTGAATTTTGATGTACAGAATTTCCAGTTCAACCTCTGGTTCCATTTTCTTTCCCTTTGTTGCTTTTCCGAGGTTTGTGTTCGTTGCCTTTCCTCTCACAACGATCTTGACCGGATAATAGCCAGTTGCTCCGGTCGTCGGGTCCATGCACTGCATAGATGCCCGGAGAGTCAACTGCGGCGGAGTCGTTGTGTCGATGATGCTGAACATATCCTCATAGAGCACAGAGAACGGAATCTTGATCTTGATTGATGCGAACTGGCCAGTGACTGCATCCTCAATCTCTCCGAGCACTCCTGCTCCTTCGAGTGTGTCTGTCAGTGCTTCCAGTTCTCCCAGTTCAATTTCACCGGAAATTCCGATCAGCTTCTTCGCTTTGTCGTTGTACACGTTGTAATGGTTTAATACTTCAGGAATAACAATACCCATGATTATTCACCTCCTCCTGATAATGCGTTCTTTAACATATCCGTGTCATAGGACAGGATGTTGTCAATCTCCTGTGCAGGTGTATATGGTGCGATGCGCTGTCTGAATGTGATCTTTCCTGCCAATGTGTCCGTGATCGGGTTATCACTTGCGAGGTACTGCATCTCTGCTCCGGCCCATTTATCCGGTGCATATGCCGCGCATCTGATATTCTCTGAATCAATGATGCTTTCGATCAGCACATGGTTCATCGGGTCATCGACCTTCTCGAAATAGGTCTGAATGAAATTGTTGCCGTGCCAGTTAAACATTCTTCTGACTGCGAGCCAGATGTCTTTTGCATCTCCGCTGGAAGGAAATGCACCTGTGTAGTTGCCCCACAGCTTCCATCCATTCATGTTGATTGCTGTTGCTACTCCATAGGTATTCACTGTGCTTCCCTGATCCTGATCGAGAGTCACTTCTGTTCCGTCTGCCAGACAGGTTCCTGTCACTCCGAGCATTTCATTCGACGGAGACAGGGACGGCACATCGTCATTGCTTGCATCTGTGTATGCGATCAGTGCTGCAACTACGGCAGACATTGCGAACACATAATCTCCAACCTTTACGCACGGCCATGTCGGATAACAGAACGCAGAAGTGAATCCGCTGTCCTCTTTTACCTTCTTGCAGTCCGTGTATTTTGTTGCCTTCTCTGTGTCCAGATCGACCAGCGCGATCGCCTTGAACACTCCGTTGATGTTCGCTGCCTTTGCGGACATTGCGATTCCGACTTCTGGAACCTGTGACCATCCCGGAGCAACGATCAGACCCGGAACGACAGAAAGTTTCGGATATACCTGTCTTACTACTTCCAGACCGCTCTCTTTGCCAGTGGATGCGTTATACGCTCCGATGATGTCCGTCTTTGTAATCAGAGACGGGTCAAGCACGTTTCCTGATACTGTGATAGAGGTTGCGGATGCTCCCTTTCCTCCTTCGATCAGATTGACGATCAGGCTTCCGTCAGTGTCGAACTCTGTTGTATAGTCAGTCCCTGCTGTCAGTGTTGTTGATGCAGCTTTCACGACCAGTCCCTTCAGGATGATTCCCTTCGTGCTGATCTTCGCCTGCATCTGGCTCACTGTCGCAGTTGTCTCTGACAGTGCTTTCTTGTGCTTCGTCGGGTCAAGCACGTTGATATATACCGCAGGTGATACCTGATAGATGTTATTCGTCGCATACATCACCTGACACAAGGTATAGTTCTTGAAGTCATCCGAATAACCCAGCGCGGCCATCGCCTCTGCTGCCGAATTTGCGAGAATCGGTGTGTTGACCACCTCTTCCGGGTTCTGCACCATATTGACCGGAGCAGTTCCCACAACGACCGGAATTGAGCAGGAACCAGTGATCGGCGCGGTCAGCGCAGTTGCTTCTTCCTGCACAAAAACTCCATGTTTGCTCATTGTTTATTTTCCTCCTTCTGTTTTATATTCCAGTGCTTTTCTGAACGCACTGAAGATATACCCTTTTCTTTCACGCAGCATCTTCTCTGCGATCGGATATTTGATGACCGGGATGAACAGGTTTCTCATCTCCGGTACGTCCTTGCAGGCTTCTTTCGCCGCTTCAGGAATCTCTGTATATACTCTGTTCTGGATTCCGATGCCCGGAATCGTAGGCCCCACATACATCAGATTTTCCTGCTTCACTTCTTCGGCTGCTGCCTGTGTTTCAGTCTCTTTTACTGCTTCAGCAGTATCTGTCTTCCTCGGCATAATGCTTCGGTTCCCTCCTTCCTATCTTCGGCACGTTGAATGAGATCGCAACTCCTCCGAAGTAGAACGGATATGTGTCTTCATCCTGAACGGCCCATTCGATGTCCTGCTCCGCTCTGAATTTCTGGTTCAGAAGAGGCTCTGCTGCAAATCTGTCCACCACATCCTGAATCATGTTCATAATGTGTCTGTGGCCGATATTCTTCTTTGAGTGATCGCATATTCCGAAGTGAATCTCCGTTGCAACCACCCACGGACTGTCATCGTCCGCAGTTTTTCCTGTTTCCATTTTCACGAGAGCGTATGGAAAGAACTGTGACTCATCTTCTTCGTCATCTGTCACGACTGGAAGGTTCTGTTCATACACATTCACCCCTGTCACGGTTTCCCCTGACGTATTCTCCGTCGTGATTCCCTGAAAAAGTTTCTTCACTTCTTCCACGAGGTCCCTCTGAAGTTCTGCTGCTGTCATGGCTTACCCCACAATCTTCTTGATTTCTGCTTCGAGGTTCTTGCGAAGGTCTGACTGTATCGGTTCTTTGAGTGCTCCGGCCATTCCTCTCTCGCCCTGATATACTTTTTCAACCATTTTCGGGACGGAGTTTGAATGAAACACTTTGACCGGGAGTCTGTCTTTTCCTTCCCTCTGCATCACCAGTCCGTTGCGCTTGAACGCTTTTCCGCCTTGCGAACTGACCAGTTGCTTCAGACCGCCGTTCACGATGTCTGCTGCCGCGGCTGCTCCGCCTTTTTTCGGTCTGCCTGCCCGGTTCTTAAATCGCATGAGTGTCAGAGGCTTTCCATCTGCATCCACCGATGCCGTGAGGTTTCCTGTTGACGCATTTTTGATCTTCATGTGACTATTGAATCCGACCTGCTTGACGGTATAGGCTCCTTTTGCACTCTGCGCGATGCGTTTCCTTGCCTGCCTTGCAGTCTTATTCACGGCATTCTTGAATACCTGTGGGGCCTTGCTTTTCATGTCTCCCAGTTTCTTCTCAACCAGTTCCAGTTCTGCCCTGTTTACCTCATAGGTAATCATCCTCTGTTCGCCTCCAACGTGATCGAATAGATTCCATCTTCAGCAATCGCATCGGCCACTCTGTATGATCTCTTGTCCAGACTCACGGCTGTTCCCTGCTTCGGGAGTGGTCCATAATCTTCCGCAGACACATACATGAGCACCTGTTTGACGTATATTCCGTCCATGTGCTGACTGTATCTCTTCTCTCGTTCAATCTGCTCGTTGTTGTCGATCTGCACTGCCATCGGCTTTCCGTTGACCGTGTGTATCTCCGAGAACTCATCCACGTTCAAAAAGGTCTGCTGCACATCCTGCTTTATGATGTCTTTGAAGGTCATGCTTTCTTCTTTCTTGTGGTGGTTCTTGTCGGTTTCTTCGCAGGAGCGGTCTTTCTTTCCGGTGTCTCTGGAATGCGTCCGATCAGTCCATCAGTGCCTGCATCGCTCATTCCCGGCATACCTGCTACGGCTGTCACCGGAATTGCCTGCGCTGCCTGTGGTTCTGGCTCGTCTTCCTCTCTCCACATTGCAGTCCCTGCTTTGAGCCACAATTCTGTCATCTCCTGATCGTTCACCGGAAGGCTTTCGCCTGTACTATACTGATGTGCGTGGTACAGTACAGGGCGAAGCGCAATCAGCTCTCTCATGCGTTAATATTGACGAGCACTGATGTATCTGCTGCCTTTGCTGCTTCTGTCGCGAATCCGGCCGCAGTGTTTCCTGATGCAGTTGTTGTCATCTTGCCTACCGCAGTGACATATACCTCTGCCCCTGCCGTGATCTCGCTGTCATCTTTCTCGAATCGGAATACACCTTTCACATGAAGGCTTCCTGTTTCTCCCGGCTGGATTGTCATGCCTGCCACACCGACTCTCTTTCCGAGTACGATCACGGAATTTGCTTCGATGGCACTGCTGCCTGCGTTCTTGTAGTCGATAGACTCTCCGCGCTGCCAGTATTCTGCTTTACTCATTGCGTTTGCCTCCCTTCTCTTATGCCAGTTCCAGTTTTGTCTCTACTTTGACACCCGGATTCTTCACCATGCCTCTGTAATCCATGACGGAGATGCCCCAGTCAAGGAAGATGTCCCACACGAATCCAAGCTGACCCGGTGCTTCCATACGGCGAATGTTCGGGATTTCCTGACCGTTCAGGTAATCAACTTCGATTCCGTCGCAGTCTCCGGCTGCTCCGAATAACCACCACGGCATCACGTTACCCATGCCACCGCAGAGTGCATTGATTGTCGGGTCTTCCACGACCTCGATCTGATCTCTGTACTGGTACAGTGGGTTGACTGCCTGTGTATTGTCTGTGGTGTTGATCGTCGGTGAGTTGAACAGTGTGTACATATCAAACTTCATGCCGGAAGGAACGACGATCTGTGCAGGATTGATGATGATTGCTTCTCCGAACTGGTCTTTCTGGTTCGCCAGTGCCATAATCATCGTCTGCATTGCTGCCTGTGTCACTCCTGTTCCTGTCTTCAGGAGGTTCTTGTGGTTTGAGCCGAACAGAGCAGTTCCGTCATAGATTGCCGGGTTATTGACAAGAATCTGGAATACCTGCTTGTTGATGGTCTTTCTCGCTGCTGCTGCGTAACGAGCCGGAAGGGATGTCACCAGAGAAATGTCATCGTCGATGAAGGCTTTTCTGGACAGGGTGAACTGTCTTCCGTATGTCTTCAGTTTTCTCTGCGGCAGCTTGTCATCGGTGAATACATCATGCTTCAGCTCGCCATTCTCCGGCACTTCCAGAAACTCTCCGACCGGGCCTGCAACATAATAATTGTCGTGGGTCTTGAAGTCCGGGAGACTTCCTTTCTTCGTGAATCTGTCGAAGGTGACTGCAACCTTCTTGTGTCCCTCTCTGTATGCTTTCTCGATCGTCTGGTCTAAGATTGCCGGGAACGCTGCCTCTGGATTGTAGAACCCTCTGGACAGGAGAGAATACAGTTCGTCGGAGTTTCTTCTGTTCAGTCCTCTCTCGCTTGTTCCGTCCATCTGAAGACACTCGATTGCAAGATCACGCATACGCATACCGATCATCTGTCTCGCTCCGTCTGCCGGGTTCTCGATCTGAAGACCTGCCTTCAGGAGCAGAGAGTCAACTGCTGCTCTTCTGAACTTATCCTCTGCGCTGTCTCCGACACTTACTCCGGTGTGAACTGGTGCGGATGCCTGTCTCATGTGCTCGATGACTGCTGCTCTCACCTGCTCCACTGTTGTTCCGTTGTCGATGAACCCTCTGACCTGCTCATTCATTCCGAAATCGCGGCACATCTCCTCGATCTGTCTGATTCTGGCTCTTTCATTCTCGACTGCGCTTCTTGCTCCGTCTCCGTTGCCTTCTCCGCCTTCGTCTCCATTTCCTTCGCCCTCGCCTGCTGCCGCGCCTCTGGAACTTCCCTCGCCGCCTGCTGTGGCTCCTGCTCTGTCGAGTGCTTCGATTGAACGCTGCAAGGTGTCAAACTCCGCTCTCTCTTCTGCTGTCATTGCTCTGCTTTCCGCTCTCGCTGCCTGCAAGATTTCGTTCTGCCGAGCCAGCATCTGTTCTCTTGTCATCTGCTTTTTCCTCCTCTTGCGATGTTTTTGTTATACTGTAACTGCCGAGCATAGGTTTCATTCCATGCTGCCGCCTCATCTGCCGTCATCGAACGGCCTACTCCGACCGTAGGGTCTGCCGGAACGCTCACGATGCTGATTTCATACGGAATCCACCGCTTCGCGATCGAGCACGGACCAGTGAAACGTCCATCCATTGACACCTTGTTCGGTGCTACTTCTTCCCAGTCCTCTACCATGTAGCCGACGGACACTCCTTTCAGAGTCCCGGACTTCACTTTCTGATAGATGACTTCGGATTCTGCGTCAGAGTCAAACGTGATCTCTGCATAACCTCTCTGATCTTCAATCCATGCTTTGTTGATTTTCCCGATAACCTTGTCTCTCTTGTGGTTATAGAGAACAACACCGATTGAATTGAGTCTTGTCAGGTCCGCACATTCCCCTGTGTGGTCCAGAATCTCCTGTCCGAACCAGCGTGTATATGGTGCTTCCGAAGAGAACGAGAGCACGAATGTTCTTTCGTTCCCTTCACCCTCGACTGCTCTGATCTGGCAGTCCACGAGTGCTCTGATGCCTTTATTTCTTTCCTGCTTCTGCTCCGGTTCCTCCCTTGACAGGGGTCTTCTCTTCGCTTCCGCCATCTGTGCCATTGTCATTCTGGCCTGTGCTATTTTCTTCTTTTTTCTGCACTTTGCCACCGAAAACCACACCTCCTAAATCAATTCCTTTCTTCTGTCCATATTTCAGGACTTCCGCCATATCGTCGATCTGTGTCTGCCAGTCTCGACCGTTCTCTGCCGCGATCTGTTTGAACGTCTTCTGCCCGGTCTGCATCGCCGTCTTTGTTGCATTTGACTCTTTCACCGGGTCAATCCATTTCTTCGGCTGTTTAATCCATTCATGTTGCAGATATTCCTCTTTTCTTTCCCAAAAGTCTGCAATATCCACCTTTCCTGCCAACACGCAGGAGATCACGAAGGTTTCGTATATCTCATCCAGTACGGCCAGAATCTGTTCTTCCTCTTCCGCAAACGTCAATTCGTCCTCAATGGCTCCCTGACGCGCAGATGAATAATTTGTCTCTGACATATCGCGGCTTGTTGCTTCGTAGGAAATGCCCTGTCCTGCTCCGACGAGACGCTGTTGCAGCTTCACGAAGGAAGTCGCGTCTGCTGCCTGCCCTGTCGGGTTTACGACCTGCACCTCATCTCCTGCATTCAGTTCTTTAATCATGCCCGGAGTCAGTGTCTTTCCGTCATAATTTGCCTTGTCCTGTGATGCTCCGCCATTTCTTCCGATGCCAGACACCGGGAGAGCCTTCTTGATGAATACCGACAGACAGGCGGCAATTCTCTCTTTGACTGATACCGCAGTGATGAACTCGTTGACATCTCGAATCCTTGTTACTGTCGGACTCATGTCGGACATCTCTCTGATCTGGCTCGGACGTTTCTTCGTGTAGTAGAAAATGACATCCGATGCCTTCAGATACACAGGATTCCCGATTGTATATCCGTCAATCTGGTACTGCCTTATCCAATACCCGACCGGGCGATTGTATGTGTTGTATTCGATGCCACCGACAACACGATTTCCGTTTTTCTCTGGCATAACGTGCATTGAGTCCAGTTCATCCACTTCGAGCATCTGAAGAGAAAACGGCAGGATTCCGTCTCGTGTGTATCTCTTCACGAACAGGATTCCTCCGTCCACTTTCTTTCTCACGACGGCCATTCGCAGAATCTGGTTCAGGCTCTGCTGTCCTGTCACATCGCAGTTTCTGGCCTTGCACCAGATTTTCCACAATCGTTCCAGTTCCTTGTTGACCACGTTCTTCTTCGTCATTGATCGAAGCTGAAATCCGGTTCCGACAACGTTTCTCTTGTATGCTCCAAGCACGGAGTTCATCACATCAGAGTTCCGTTCAAGGTCCCTTGCTCGTGCTCGCACATACTCTCGGTTCCCTCTGTCGGTTGCCTCTGCCGAATAGTTTGCAACTCTCCACCCGGCATTCAACCTTGCGTCGTTTCCTGCATCATAGTTCCGCAGTTCGTTTCTCCATGCCACTCTTCGTGCGCCCCATTCAGGAGACACGAATGAGATTGCTGCATCCAACCAGTTCACCGTTCTCACCTCCCATCAAAGAAGGCAACGTATGTATCATCCAGAAGTCCAGATTCCTCCTGCGCGTTCACTTCTGCCTGAAGTTCCTTCTGCATCTGTCTCAGAAGTGACAGGTCTGCTCTGGTCAGTTTTCGGCTTCCGATCTGGTATGACTGGCCTCCGATCAGGACCGTTCGGATTGCTGTGTTGACTTGCTTTAGCAACTCTTCGGTGTTCATTTGTTCCATTTCTTCCATCGACTTTCCTCCTATACCCAGTTTTCATTTGCTTTTATCCACGCTTCTTCAGGAGCATACTGTTTTTCCTCCTGCTGCGGCTGTTCTTGTTCTTCCTCACTGTCCAAGTGCATCGAACGAACTCCTCTGATGTCTGCCGCTGCCAGCGCGTACACTTCTGCGTCGAGGTAATGGTTGTCGATGTGAGAACGCTTCGGAACCCATTTCTGAATTGTTTTCTTGCCCGACTTCGTGTTGATCTTATGCTCCGCAGTCACCTGTTCTGCGTATTCAGTATCGCATCCCTCGTATACCATCCATGAGCCTCGACCGTTTGGTTTTTTCATTCTGGCCGCGATCATGTCCTTGTACTTGTCACCATCAACGAGCACCAGATTCATTCCGTGTGCTGCGCTTGTCGGTTTATTGATTTTCGACATCTTGAAATGCGACATCATGGGATTGTTCGAGCCTTTGACTGGCAAGGCCCAGTCTGAATTGTTCGCGCAGAAGTCATATGTTCCGTCCGAATCATATCCAGAGTCGATCAGACACAAGCACACGACCAGTTTCTGACCGTCTTCTCGCTCATATGCCAGATTCATCACTCTTTCAATGTCCGCAAAAGACATCGCCTGTCCATGCGCGATATTTTGCGATGTGATGTGATCTCCCCATGCTCTTATAGTCCAATACAAGCACGTTTCCTGCACATCGACACCACCAGTCAGCATCCTCGCCCATCCCGGCACTGCAAGTTCTGGCAGATCAGTCTGCCTTTCGGCCACTGTGTCTGCTGTTGTTTTCAGCTTCGTGTCCTCCCACGGCTCTGCCAGCCACGAATTGACGAAGTTTTGCAGTTTCTCCGGGTCATCCTTTGAGTCAAGGAACTCTTTCACAATCTCCGCCCATGACAGGAATCGTGAATACAGAGCATTGAGCCAGTATGACACTTTTCTCGGCTTTCCGATGCAGGTTCCTTTCACATCTCTCCACTCGCCCTGCCGAAGCATCTTGATTTTGTCCTTATCTGTGATCTCGCATCCGCACTCCTGACACACATAGACGGCCTCTTTTGCCCTCTCTGCGTTTGTCATTCCTTCTTCGCTCGGAAAATGAATCTGTTTGAACGCGAACGTGATATGCTCTCCGCAGTGCGGACACGGCATGAAATAATGCCTCTGCTCGTCTGCGTCTTCGTGAATCTGCCAGACATAGTTTGTCTTCAGCGTCGGTGTTGAGCAAGTGTATATCTTCTTGCTGTATGTGAATGTTCTGGTTCTCTCCTTCGCCAGATTGTAGGGCGATGCCTCTTTTTTCGATGCACCGTCCATCTTGTCAATCTCATCGAAAAACAGGTACTTGATTGACTTTGATGCCAGTTTTCCTGGAGAGCCGGAACCTCGAAGATATATCTTCATTCCCCGGAACTTCAGGTTCAGTTCCTTCGATGAGTGTTCATAGAATCTCTCCTTGATTTCTGGTGTCTTTGTCAGAGACGGCTTGATTCTGTCATTTGATGTGTCCTTTGCCAGATCATCGCTCGGATATACGATCATCGTCGGTGATGGACTATCCATGATTATCCATCCGAGCATATTGAGCATCGCTTCTGTTCCGCCGACCTGCGTCGGCTTGCAGAAATTGATCTCCTGAATGTAGGGGTCATTGAACGCATCCATGATTCCGACCAGATACGGAGTGATGTCATTCGACCACTGGCCGGAGAAGTTGCTGGACTCATCCAGTATTCTGTATTTTTCCGCCCACTGTGAAACGGTCAGCTTTTCCGGTTTCTTCAGTGTGGCTTTAATTGTGTTTACAAATAAATTTCTCGTCCGTTGCCGGGAACGCTGTCGTTCAGACGATGACAAACTCTTTCACCCCTTTACTCGCTTTCGTCCTCGTCCTCTTCCTCGTCCATCTCTTCCAGTATCTGTGATGTGGTATCTTTGTCTATTTTCAATGGGTCATATTCCGACAACTCCTCCAATGTTTGAAAAATTTCTCTTTCCAGAATGTCCAGAATGACATTCACATCATCCTCTGACACGATCAGAGGTGCGACCTTCTGCGGAACGGACAAAAGCCTGTTCTTGAAATTCACAAGCATATCCGTCAGAAACTCCTCCACATCGTCTGCCTCATGAAGCTCTCTTTTCAGCTTCCGCAGCTTCAGGATTGAGATTTTCTTCTTGATCTGCTCGTGCTCGGCCTGTTCCTTTTCTTTGTTGTAGCCTGTACCCTGCTGCACTTCCGCTTCCAGCTTGTAATTGATGTATTCAGGGACGCATTTTTCCAAAACATAGTTTTTTTGTTTCTTTTCACTCGACAAACCCTTTGAAAACAAGCCGAACTCGTTCTTTAATTGCCGGACACGACGGTCTGTGATGCCTAAAATGGCGGCGAGTTCTTTCTGATTTACATCCATTTTCTGATTTTCACCTCCATTTCAGCGGCAAAAGAGGAAGGAAGTGCCGTATTTTTTTTGACTTTACAGGCAAAAATACCGGACCTTCCGCGCCCCGCATTCGTGGCCCCCTGCGGAAGTACCTTGCGCCCTGCCGCCATCGTTGCAGCAGTCGCAGGACACAAAAACAGGGAGATCACCTCGTCAGTGTCTCCCTGTGCTCTCGCTCTTGTACTATGTGGCGCGGTCACGTTGCTTCGCTCTCACTCGTCCGCTTGTCCATGCTACCATCATAGCACACTTGAATGTCTCATTGTGTCTCATGTTTCTCTCTGCCCTGCCTCTGCTCCCTGTCGTGTCTGTCCACTCTGCTCCTCCTGTGTGTCCTTACCGCCCTCTCGTGCCTCCTGCTGCCGCCTCCGTCTCCTCTGCTGTCTCTGCTCTCCTGTCCCTCTTTACTGGCTCTCACTGGCTCCGTGTGCTCTGCTGTCTTCCCTCTGCCTCCTGCTCCTCTCGTCCGCTCCATTGTGTATGTACTGCTGCCGATGCTCCTGCTCTGATCTCCTGCGTGTCAGAGTCTGACACCTGCATCTGCTCCGGCTCTCTGATCTGCTCCCGATCTGGCCATCTGATATTTCCAGAAATAAAAATGGCAACGAATACCCCACTTTGTTTTTCGTGGTTCTCCGCTGCCGTGAGATGGATGTGTTGTGACCTGCTCCATGCAGATGCGATGATGGCGGCTCCTGCTGCCGTGCGTTCATCATGTCCTCTGTGTCTTCATTCCCTTCTTCTTTCTGCGATCAATTCTGTCCGCATTGCTAACCGCTTTTACTTTCTGATTTTCCTGAAAATATTTTCCAGATTTGTTTCCCGACTCTATGCCCCCACTTTGTTTTTCAGGGGATTTCTTCAGCATCTTCCATTCCTTGTCCAGCTTCCAGTCAGTGTATGCTTCCTCGTTCTCCTCGATCATTCGCTCAATGCGTCCCTTATTCAGCAACATCTCAATCGCTTTGTTATATCTCTTGTTGCACTGGCTCCGTGACATCGGGATGCTCTCCTGAATATCCTTCCACGGCTTCATGTCGATGTGTCGCAATTCGCAGATTTCTCTTTCCAGACTATCCTGCGGCAGATAATCCAGAATGTCCATCACGCGGACGATTGCTTTCTCCACTTCTTCCTTCTGTGTGTAGATTCTCTCCTCGATGTCTGACATCTTTAGGATGATGCTTGCTGCTCCATTCCCTTCTCCTGAAGACGATCGCGGCAGTGGTCTATATCCGACACCACCGATCGGAGCGTCCCTCTCTTCCGCAATCCTGACCAGCCTCTCGTCAAGCTGCTTCTTTCTCTTCTCTGCCCGGTAAATCTGGCCGAGCATCCATTTCAGGACATCCGCCTTCTCGTTGTTCGTTGCATCCATCTCTTTTACCTCCTGTTTGCTTCACTCTTTCTTTGCCGCCTTTTCTGCCGCTTTTCTTCTTTCCTTGCCTGCATTTCCCTGATTGCCTGAACCTGTTCTTCGTCTGCCCTTTTCTGCTCCTCTGTGTACTCTCTTCCTGCCCTGCCGTCCTTTAGCTGGTAATGGAAGTACAGGGTCATCCCGACGATGTACAGTGCCAGTGCTGCGACTACCAGAAGAATCAGAATGAGCACTCCCCAGCACACTGCTTTTATCACGCTTCTTTTCCTCCTTCCGTTTCTTCTCCCTCTGTTTCTCCTCATGTGTCAGATGCCCGACAGCACAACTCGCCGTCGGGTCTGAATATCCTTCATGATTCTTTCCTGTTCTCACTCCTTCTCCTCCTCTGGTTCCGTTCTGCTCGCAGTAACTGCTGCCGTCTCACCATCGGAATCCCTTTTCGTCTCCGGCCGTTGTTGGTCATGAGTATTTTCATGAGTCTCTGTGCTTTGACGAGTTCAGTTGTGATAATCCTGCTGCTGTCAATGATGTTCTGCTCCAACTGCTCCGCCGTCCATCCGGTTTCCTGTTCCAGTTCCTGAACTGTCATTCCTTTCGCTTCCGCCCATCTCTGAACGAACGGAGTGTCTGACTCTTCTTTCGTCTCTGCTGCAACCTCTGCCTGCAACTCCATTCTTTCGCGTACCTGTTCGGTTGCTTCTTCCAGTGATGCAGGTGTCTCCGTTGTGGCCTCCAGGATTGCTTCGGCTACTTCTTCATGTGGCTTCCCTGCCATCTCTGCGATCTGCTTTGAATCTGCCTCGAATCTTTGCAGACGCTCCATTTCTGCCTGTGAGGTGACGATCGGGGCCATGAGTACCGATTTCTTTTCCATCTCCTCGATTTTTCTGTCCATTTCCTTCGCTTTTTCGATGTCTTCCTCTGTTGCGACCATCGGTGTCAGAACAGGAGTCTCCTCTGTCTTCTTTCCTGTGATTTTCTCTTTAATCCACTTTGCTGCGTCTCTCAATCTCATCTCTTCACCTTCTTTCTCGCCCTTTAGTTGAAAGGCGGTAACTCTTCGCCGTCTGGAATGTTCATGAATCCGTCATCACCTGTCATTCCGTACTGATCGTCGTTCCGGTTCTGGTTCTGCTCTGCTGCCGCTTTGCTCTCGGCGAACTCAATGTCACTGACATAGATTTCTGTCGTATACACTTTTCTTCCTTCCCGGTTCGTGTAGCTTCCTGTTCGGATTTCTCCTTCAACGATCACCTTTGTTCCCTTGTGCGTGTATTTCTCCACAAACTCTGCCTTCTTCCCGAAGGCAACGCACGGAATGAAGTCTGCGTTCTGCTGATTCCCCTGTCTCTGTCCTCTTCTGTCCACGGCGAGCGTAAATCTTCCCACCGCTGTCTGCTCCGGTCCATTTGAATACCGGATTTCCGGGTCCCTTGTCAGGCGGCCCATCAAAATTGCTTTGTTCATCATCTTCTCCTTGCTATTTTCTTGAAAAACTCGCTGATGTCATTGATTTCCATTTTCAACACGGTCATAATCGTGACCAGAACGATGATTCCGATCACGATTGCAACTCCTAGCATGAACAGGCCAACCACTGCCGACACGCTTGCTCTTGCGATGTCCTCCATCAGTAGTGCCAGCTTGTGCATCTCATTCCCTCCTCTCCATTAGCTTTTTCAGCAGTTGTTCGTGCATTGCTTTATATGCAGAGCACTCCGCCTCTGATCGGATTGTGCTCTCCTGCTGCTTTTTCAGTTCTTCTCGAAGCATCTGGTTCTCTTCGGCCATTTTCTCCGATTCTTCCTTGCTTCTGTCCTTTACGCTGCTCTGAATCTGCTGTTCAGATTTCCGTGAGCCCCCCCCGATTGATTTTCGGCTCCTTCCAGCTTGATTCCGAGTCCGATCAGGAGTGCAATGTCAATCTGCTCCATTTCCTTCTCTGATGCCTTACCGACGAAGTTGTTGATTCTCTCCACAGACACCGGAGTCGGCTGTTCGCATAATGCCTCTGACTTTCTTCCGGTGCTCCTGATCGTAACGTGCGTCGGAAGGTCTTTCTTCGGTGCTGATGTCAGGAAAACCACTTCGAGCACATCGCTGTGCTTGTTGTTCGCATCGCAAGAGACGATCACCGCAGGTCTGTCCTTTTTCATCTCACTTCCGATGTGTTCCTTGCTTGCGTTGTTGATGTAATAGATTTCACCTCTTCTGTACTGCTGCTCTGTCTCTGTTTCTTTGAATCCGTTTAATAGTGCCATGTCAATTCCTCCCTTTAGTTCGTCAGATTGCTTTCCACTGACGGAAGCAACAATTTTAACAGTTTCTCTTCCTTCTCGTTCTGCTCTTGTGCGCCTTTAAGCATCGCCGCCATGTAACTGGTTGTCAGTTGCAGTGACAAACCGATGTCTCCGCCTGTCTGCTTCATAAATTGCTGAAATGCCATGAAGTGCATCTTCACTGCCTGTTCCATCGCTTCCAGCATCTCCTCGTCACTCATTTTCTTCGCCATTGTTTTCCTGCTCCTCTCTGTATGGCTCCGGTAATGGCTGCCATGCGATAATTCTCAAATCTCTCCAACCGCTCGAACCATTCACGAACCCTGACCACTTGCCTCTCCATGTGCAACTGATGCCTACCGTCTGGAATAATTCCTGATAGTTCCCGAACCGGAAATACTCAAACCACACGAGCACATCTTCGCCTTCCTCCGGCATCCGGTCTTCTGACCGAATCCATCCGCCTCTGTATTCCGGTGCTGTCTCGATCTCTTTTCCGTCTTCTCCGAACCGTTCCTTGCCTATCCGGTTGTACTCATCGAATATCCTCTGGAACTCCTCGTCCCATCTTTCTCCGTGGCCTGCTCCCTCGCCTGCTGCCACATGAGCCAGTTCATGTGCGAATATCTCCGTCGCGTCCATGATGTTCAGTTCTGCGCTGATTGCAATGACTGGTGTCTCTCCTTTGCTGAACTGCGTGAACCCGAACACTCGGTTTCCTTCATCGTCTTTTATGCTCGGTTCAATGCAGGCTTTGTATTTCTTGTCTGGATAGAGGCTCCGAAAAGCCTCATCCAGAATCGCGAATGGTGAATTTATAAAAATCATGTTTTCCTCCTTATGCTCCGTACTGCATAGCAGGCTGATCTGCATACTCTGCTGCATCTGCTCCTGTCTCTTTCAGAATCTCCTGCTGCCGGATGCCTACGACACAATATCCGTCTTCCAGTGCTGATGATGTTCCTGCATCGTCCATGCAGACGATTTCCAGTGCCAGTTCTCTTCCGGTTGCTCTGCCCTGCACAAATTCAAGCGCGCTCACGATCATTCCGGTTCTGATCTTGTCATTTTTCAGAATCAGGTATGGTCTTCTTCCGGCGATCACATCCTCGAAGGTGTCCGTGGAGAGTCTGATGTACTCCTTTTCCTCCCTGCTATCAGATGGGAGATTGTTCATCTTCTCTTCCTGTTCCTGCTCGCGCAGCTTTCTGGCCGTCTCTCTGTCGATTGCTGCCTGCTCCTCATCGTACCTCTGCTCGTCTGTTTTCTCCGCCTCTGCCTTATTGACGTACTGATCGCAGTTCTCGCAGGTTCCTGTCTTCACGTTGCAATCTGCGTATCTCTGGCAGGAGTAGCACAACGATGTGATGCTCTCTGGATGCGCCTGCTCCCACTCTTCCTCATGCTCCTGTTCTTCTTCCTGATCGGACTCTTCTTCGTCCTCTGGTTTCTCATAGTCCTTCGGGTATTCCATCTGTCCCGGTAACGTGTCAGACTCTGACACATCTTCCGGCTCTGGCCGCTTTGCTTCTCTGACCTCTTTCCATGTCGGGGCCTCGCCCTCTTCATGTGCCTTCAGCATCTCCTCCTGATCTTCTTTTGACATTCCAGAGAGTTCGTATGCAGCAGAGAACGTCAGCTTGCCTTCTTTCAACTGCTCCACGAACTCCGGCAACAAATTACTGTTGATTCCATCAATCTGCGCCACCTTCGTTCCTGACAGTTTCATGATGTTTGCCACAACGTCTCTGATCTTCTTTCCATCCAGTTTCATGCCCTGAAGTGTCAGGCCATGCTCCTTCATGTACTGCAATGACTCTTTCAGCTTCTGTGCTTCTTCAAGCTGGTCTTTGATGTTCTTCGTTCTGTATGAGTTCGCAATGATGATCTGCACCATCTCTTCGTGTTCTTCGGCAGGTGTCAGAATCTGACACGTTGCCACCTCGAACTCTGAATACCCTTTTTCGAGCAGAAGGTTCAGTGCTCTCCATCTCATTTCACCAGAGATGATTCTGTATTCTCCTTTCTCGCAAGGGTCATATGTAACTGCCATGTTCTCGATCAGGCCTACGGCGAGGATGAGGTTCGACAATTCCTCAATATCCTGTCTTGAATAGAAATTCATGTCATTGCTGTACATCTTTTTCACGCTGATGTCTCTGGTTCTGAACCGTGCCTTCGGTCTGTCTTCTGCTGCCGCTTTGCTGTTCCGGTTGATTGCGTCCATGACGCTCCATCCTGCTGCCATCACTTATCCTCCTTCGTCTCTGTATTTGATGACTTATCCACAATATCCACATTCCCTGCCGGGATAACTACTCCTTCAGTACCACCTGAATCTGCTTCAGTTCCTTCCGGCTTGCTTTTGCAATGTCCAGATGCTCGTCCGATGTCTCCTCGTCGATGTACTCCTGAATCAGTTCTTTCAGTTCCTCCGGGTCAATCACGATCTTCAGGTGCTTCACCATTGCTTCTCTGACCAGCTTTGAGCACTGCTTGTCTGTCAGGTCCCTTTTGTTGTCAATCTCCTTCAGTGCTTTGTCATATGCTTCTGTATCGAATCCGTAGCAGTTCATCAGTTTCTTTACAAACCAATCGCTCCGTTTCTTCTCCGTCTCTGCTTCTTCTGCCTTCTTTCTCAACTCGTCCAGCGTGTCCAGACTAATCGTTGCCGTTCCTTCCATGCCGTCTACCTCCTTTTCTGCTGTTTCTTGATTCGACCATCATCCTTTATCCCTCCATGTCTTTCAGCAACTCTTCTGCCACTTCTCTGTAATCCTTTGCGACGATTCCGCTCTTTGAGAACTTCGGCAGAGGTACGCGCTCCATTGTTGCCTTCTCTGCCACGATCGAGCGTCTGATTGCCGTCTGGAAGCAATCCTGACCGGATGACGCTTTCAACCACTCCTCAACCTGAAGACTTGTCATGTTCTTCTGACGCATCGTCATGAGCAGTTTCATCCTGATGTCTGGATTGAATCCTCGCAGGTCTTCCAACTGTTCCTCCATGTTCACAATCGCCTCGATCTCGAACCCTCCGACCTTCACCGGAAGAATCACGAGGTCTGCTGCCACCAGAACATTCGTCACTGTCATATCCATCAGGAGTCCGCAGTCCACGATGCAATAATCGTATCTGTCCTGAATCTCCTCCATCGCCATCTTGAAACGGAGAATCTGGTTGTCCTGTTCCAAGAGGAGCAGTGTCATGTTCGTTCTCATCAGGAATCCGTTCGCCGGAATGATACTAATGTTTTCGTATGGTGTCTCGTCAATCAACTGCTCTGTGCTATATGTACCACCGATCGCCCGGTGCTTTTCTAATAACTCCGACATTCCGATGCCCTGCGGCTCGAATCTGCCGTACAACATTGAGATGTTCCCCTGCTGATCTGCGTCAGCGATGAGCACTCTCTTTCCATGCTCCACTCCGAGGATGTATGCCAGCGATGATGCTGTCATCGTCTTTCCGACTCCGCCCTTCTGTGTCATAACTGCAATAATTTTCATGATGTGTGTCCTCCTGTTATCAATTTCAATTTTCTTCGCAAGCGTTCTGCGTGTTCATTCGTCACGATATACTCTCCGCACTCCTGCCTCCACATATCCTTGTGTCTTGTGTCTCCGTCGTACCATCTGCACTCATCGCATACGAAGCAAGGTTCTTTTGCTTCTCCGGTGCAGTTGTCTATCGTTTCCACGCTGTTTGCACAATGGTTGCAGAGGCATCTTCCGCACGGAAAAGCGCAATCACTTCGCCTCATGCTGTTCTGTATCTCGCGTTTTCGTCTTCCCGGCTCCTTGCCCAGCTTTCCAGTTCGTCGATTGCTCTCTTGTAACAAGCGATGTCATCGTCCTCTTCGACTTTGATGATCTGCTTCCGATTGGGACCGTCTCCCTGATAAATCTTGATGAATCCGGGCCTGTTCATGGAGAATCTGCTGTGAACACGCAAGTTGTATCTTCTCCCGATAGGTCTGTACACCTCATAGAACTTTCTGACTACTGCTGCATATTCATCCATGTTCCTGTCCTCACTTTTTCTTCAGCGGCGAGATCGTACCTTCTTTCCAGACGCTGTTGTTCGGCTCTTTCATCCACTGCGGAGATGATAACTCGCAATACTCTCTCAACACGTTCACTGCGTCCTCTGATGTGTAGCAGGTTGCGACGTAGTGTCCGACTGCTGCCATATCGGTCAGGAACTCTTTCTGCGACTTCTGGTGCTTTCCGTCTCCGAACTTCATCTCGATGTACAATCCGCAGTAAATTCCTTTCGGGTACGGCAGGCAGAGATCAGAGACACCTGCCTTCACTCCCATCTGCTTCAGTTTGACCGCCTCTGCCTTGTTTCTGCTGCCTCCGTTCGGAATGTGATGCAGCCACTTCAGTTCCGGGTACTGTCTCTCGTTCCAAGCCGCCCACGATGCCACGTTGATCTGCTCCGTGTCCTCGCTTCGCTTTGCATATCTCAAATTCATCTCTGTTTTGCCTCTCTTTCATCCTGTGCTGCTGCCGCGATCTCTTTCTCATTCAGATCGGTCTCGTTGCTGATCTCAATGCAGAAGATCGGCTGCCCTCCGTCCGTGATTCCGAACATCTCTCCGTCATACTTCTTGCGTTCTTTCGGATTCGCTACAATGACCAACACTTCGGATTCTGTGTCGAATCCCTGAAGGTACTCAATCAACTCTTTCGTCTTCATCTCTTCTTCCCTCCTGTCAGGAGTTCCATGTCCTGAAGAACATCTCCTGTCACTCCCATTCGTTTCATCCGGTCAAACACCGTCTCTTTCTTCAGTCCCAGTTTCCAGAGGAGCCAGTCTTTCAGACCTTCCTTGTCGGTGTAGTATCTTGTCCAGATTCCTTTCCGGTCCCTGATGACCATTCTGGCCGTCTCTCTGCTGATGCGTTTATACTCTTCCTGCTCCGGTGTGAGTCCCTTGCGCTTCAGTTCTGCAAGCACGGTATTGATGCAGTATGCCTCAACCTTCCCGATTCCTGCTGCGTTCAAAATACTTGCCTTTGCATCTTCCAGTGCAGTCTGCGCGGCTTTTTCGCTCTTTCTCTTCATTGCTGCGTATGTGATCGGCTCTGGTGTCAGATACTTCGCCGCATCCGCTTTCAGCACATATCCTTCTTTCACTGCTTTTCCTCCTTTGCTTCCTTCGTCTCCTGTTTCAGTTCCTGCGCCCTTTCCAGAATGGCTCTGTTGTATTCGTACTCATGCACCCCATAGACCCATAGATTTTTCTGTGCTCCCCGGAGTCCGTAGTTATACGCGGCCAGAACGTCATATGGCAACTGCTCCGCCGGAACGGTTCCCTTCAGCTTCTCCTGAAGTTCTGACAGGATGTTCACCCCGACTCTCACGTTCTGGAACGGCTGCGTCAGGTCTGTGCAGTTCAGTTCCTTCATGCGCTCCTGCTGCCATTTCTCTGCGATCTGCATGAGTCCGACAGGTGCTCCGCCGTCTCCGGCAGCGTTCCACACGCACTTGCTTTCCCTCTCGATCAGGGCGAACACCATCTCATAATCCACATCGTTCTGCTCGCAGATGATGTATGTGTACACCTGCATGATGACAGGGAACTGACCGCCTGCTTTCTTGCACTCTTCAGTTATTTCGTGATAGTAGAATCCTTCCACCTGATCTCCACTCCAATCCTGCGACATCGTGTTGTATGGATATTCATACTGACCATAGATGTCGCAACCATATTCCTGCTTCATCCGCAGTTCCTGTCTGGTCTGTTCTTCCTTCATTGCCATCACCTGTGCATTGATCTCTTTCTCTCTTCCGCACCTTGCGATGCTCACCGCAACTCCGGTCAGGAGTGCAACTGTTGCCACTTTCTTCCAGTTAGTCCCTCTTTCGAGTGCTCTTGCGAGTGTTCTTGCGAACGCACTCGCAATTCTTGCCGCCTTTCTTCGCCTTGTTCTTCTTCGTCTTTTTTTCACTCTTCTTCCCTCCTTTCTCCTCCTGCTGTTTTCTCATTCGAGCATATATGTAATACTGGCCGTTCCACTTGTTGTACCTGATCTCTGATTCCGTGTACTCATAACCCTCTGATGCGTACCACTTGTTCAGATGCTCCTGCACTGGAAGCGTACCGTTGACCATCTTGTCCACATGGCTCTGCTTTGTCTTGTAATGATTCTTGTGTTCATCCGGTTTCTTCAGGTTCTTCGATGGAGTCCAGATTTTTTGATACTTTCCTTCTTCGGAGTCCTTCCCCTTGCCCTTCGGCTTTGACACATATTTCGCCATCCCCACGAGGCCGTTTTCGTCTTTCTGAAGGCGGCGAACCTGATTCCTCTTTCCGTATGTCCAGAGGCTTTCCACTGTGTCCATGTCCATGTCTCCGTCGAGTACGATGTGATGATGCCATCTGCCTTTTTCTCCTTGCTCCGTAACATACACATACCGAGCATTCGGAAGACCTCTCTTCTTTCTCTGGTAGTTCAGGCGGCGGATGTAGTTCTGCATATGGCTCTTCGCCACTTTCATACTTGCAGGTGTGTACTCTGCTGAATAGGTGAACGTGGCCCATATGTCTCTGTCACCAAAATTCTCATTGATGACTCTCTCACACTGCTTCCTGCTGTTCTTCTCATTCAGGTTCCTCTGTGCCTGTCTATCCTTCTTCCTTCTGCCCTCCTCTGGAATCTCTTCGACTCTCTTTCTGGTGAACTCTGGATATATTTCGACTTCCAACTGCTCCCCTGCTTTGATCTCTTTTGTGGCATACACATACTTGATCTTCTTTCCATCCATCATCCTCTTGATGATGTCCTCTTCCAGATTCTCAATCTGTTTCTGATATGCCTCTTCATAGTCATACTCTACATAGACATTCTTCTTTCTCCGTCTCCTGCTCTGCTCCATCCTGAATCACCTCTGTCACTTCTCTTTATCGTTGAAGTGTTACTATCCATTACAAGTCCGCCGAACCGCTTCGGGACGCTTGTTTTGATTGACTTTTCAGGCCGTTCGCAGTACAATAATACCGAGATGTGTGTTGACCTGAACGTCAACGAATCGCCTTCGGAAGCCTGCAAGCAATTCCGAAGGCTTTTTCATTTCATGCACTTCTTTTTTCTTCTTTCTCTGTCTTTCTGGTTACACTTGTCAATTTCACTTTTGCTGAATCTTCCCTGCTGTTGACGATCATTGCGATTGCAGCGAATACCTTCAGCGCATCCGGTTGTGTTCTTACTGCCATGTTGATTCCTCCTTCATTGCTTTATCACTCTGCACCGATGTAGTTCAGAACTTTCTCGATCATGCAATCATAAAACGCTTCGATGACATCTCTGACTTCATAATCATCATTGAGCTGATCCTGAACATATACCTCATCCCAGTCTCCCTCTATTTCAAGTTGTTCTGCTATCTCCTGATATGTCTCATGAATCATCTCTCGCGTTTCTGCATTATTCCGTGACAGTTCTTCTCGAAGACGCTTGTCTGCTCTGATTCTTCTTTTCAGCATCGAAGTCTCATCTGTTCTCATTCGTCCTGCCATATTGCGTTCGCCTCCTCTTTGCAGTCTCTTTCCATGTAATAGTCATACAGGAACTCTTTCTGCGCCTTCGTGTACTCTCTGGTGATGTCCCTTGTTGGAATTGCGATTCCCTGCTGTGGATTGTGCAGAAGCACCCATCCTCTTCTGACCAGATAGTCCGCCGCTCCGATAACATCCGGGGAATTTTTCACCATTCCTGATGCGTTGATCTCCACCATCGCCGCAAACCGTTCCTCTTGTGTCAGGTTCTTGTCCAGATAGTCGTTCGCCCATTCCTGATGATCTCCCCACTCTACTGCATGGAAGGTTCCGTTCGGTTCTAACCATCCATAATCCTCTGTGGTGTGTTCTTCTTCATCCATCATTCGTGCCATGAAGCTGTCGAGTGCATCCTGCTGTCTATCCTCCGCAGTCTCTTCTCCGAGTTCCTTTCGGATTGCTCTCTGTGTACTTTCCGATATGTGGTCCATTGCTGTGTCCCACCGTTCAATCATCCTCCGCAGGTCCTTCTCTACTTTCTTCCGTCTTTCGACTTCTTTCCAGATGTTCATGCTCTGCGGCATCTGCTCTTCTTCTCCCGGTTCGTATGTTTCGAGATGATATGTACCTGCTGCCGTGCTCCCCTTCAGAGCGGCGCGGCCGAGCAGAATGTCTTCTGCATATCTCCTGATCTGTGCCTCCGGTGTGTCTGTTCCTGTCATGCTGTCCATCAGAATCTCAATGACTTTCTCGTGGCTCTTTTCTCCGGTGTAAAACCATTCTCTCGCAAGCTGCGTGATGAACTCTCCGTGAATGTCGAATGAAATTCTTCTCACTATTGGTCCGTTGCTCACCTTTGTTCCTCCTTTTCTCTGACTTCATTTAGGATTATTTTTCGGAAGATGCTTTCAAAGATCGGAACTGCGATGCTGTTCCCTGCCTGCTTATATAATGCCGTGTAGTATCTTCCTTTCTTCTGCTGTGCTTTCTTTGCTCTCTCGAAGTCCTCGTCCGTGTAACCTTGCAATCGCCAGCACTCCAACTCTGTCAGGTATCTGTATCTTCCCTTTCCGCAGTCAATCACTTGCGCTGGTGTTCTGTCCTGCCGAGTCGTTATCGTGAAGGCATAATCTTCGATGACCGTTGCTCTTCTTACGCTCCCGGTCACTCCGATCACTTCTCTCACGGATGGCTGTGTCACATCGTACACTTCCGGCACTTCTTCGTTCTTTTCCAGAAACTCATCAATGCTCCGCATCGGTGTCCGAATCAGTTCGTCGAACTGAAACTTCTCTCCTCCGAGAACTGATATTGTGAACACTCTTTCTCTGGCCTGCGGCAATCCGAACTCTCTGGCATCCAGCACCTCATAGTTGTTCGTGTACCCCATGCGTTCCATCTCTTTCTGATACCGGATGAAGTTTGCGATCATGTGTCGGCTCGTTACGTTCCGCACATTCTCCCATATCACATATTTTGGTTTCCACTTTCCCATCTGCTCGATGATATGTATTGTCTCCCACATCAGGCTCGACCGTGTTCCGCTTCCCTGATCGGCTCCTTTGCCTCTGTTGATTCTTCCGTCCTCTGCCTTTGCTTTTCCCTGATGTCCTGCAATGCTCATGTCCTGACATGGACTTCCGTGAATCAGGATGTCAGGCTTCAGATTCCATCCGACAACGCTCTGCGTCTTGTACGGCAATTCCTCTGCAAACATCGAATTGTATGACCTCACGGCCTTTTCATCTATCTCCACATAATCAATCGCCTTCGTCGGGATGCCGAGGTTGCGGAGCGCGCATCGCGGACTCCCTATTCCTCCGAACAGTTCCAGAATTTGCACTGGCCGCTGTTCATTAAACATCTGTATCACCTTCTTTCTGGCAAGCGTTCTCACCGTGTCTGCCTTTTCGCCTTAAAAAGTGCTAAAACCTGTTATCCATCCATACAGTGTTCTGGCAGACTGTACGCGCCGCCATGTTTTCACGATGTTCCGATGATGTCTCTCGGCTTGCCATCATCAGTGAACACGTTGCCGTCGTGTCCAGACAGGGCGAATGCCCTGTTTCGGCTTTTATTACATATCAAGCAATTCTTTCAGGAGTTCTGCTGTCCACTCTGTCAGTTTCTTTCCTGATTCCAGATACTGTTTCAATGCTTCTCTCTGTTCTTTCATTTCCTCCCGTGCCGGAAGCTCTGCCGTTTTACCTCCCTGCTCTATCGCTTTGAAAATCGCATACAGCACGATCAGACAATCTTCTTTGCATTCGTACTCGGCAATTTCTTCGGCGCATCCGTCAAACACCTGAATCGTGTGTCTGATCTCTTCTTTCTTCCCCTTCTTAAAGTTCTCTTCCTCATATCCGATTCCCTCAATGTGACCTTGCATATTGAAAATCCTTGTTTTGTCCTGTGATAAAATGAACATCCTCTTCTCCTTTCATTCACTTGAAACTGTATTCAACAACTTCTGCGTTTGGTCTGACTTTGATGTCTTCTTCATACATAAATGCTTTGCACTGGAAGAACTGGACTGAATGGTCAAATGATTCCTTCACCTTGTTTGCTGGAAGAATCCCTTCTATCACTGCCACTTCATCGTGTCCTCTGATTGCCACGAACTTCGCTGCGTCCTGTGGCTTTTCGCAGAGGTACACGCAACCGTCCCATCCTCTTTTCACTACTCCGTCAGCAATGATCTTCTCCATCGTCTCCGGTGTTGCCGCATGATAATATTTCTTTCTCATTCTCTTCCGGCCCTCCGCCTTTCTCTCTTGTCCAGTTCCTCCATCACTTTTCTGTATCTGCTCCGGTTTGCTTTCTGCTTCTTGTACTCCTCTGCGAATCCATGTGCATCTTCTCCGGCGATAGTGGCTTCTGTCATCTGATCTGCTGCCCTTTCCATCTTTCCGATCGACTCTGCTTCCTTGTCATATGCCATGCAATACATCTCCTGTATCAATTCTTCAGGAATCTCGTTCGCCTTTGCCTCTGCTCTCACATTGCAGAGTTCCGTGTTCAGTTCTGAAATGGTCGCTCCTCTCTTCTCGACGGTCTTCTTCAGGTCTTCAATCTCTGCTTTCAGGTCTTTGTTCTCTTTCTCTGCTTTTCTGGCATCCTTCTGTGCAATCTCCGCACGTTCCTTCATGCTATACGCAGTGTCTTCTCGAATGTTATCCTCTGCCAGTTCCAGAATCCCATCCATCGCGAATCCGACGTAACTGTTTTCTCCGAGTCCTTCCACAATCTTTCTAATCTTTTCGATTGCCTGTCTTTCCTGATCTTTCGTTGTCATGCCTGCTCCTCCTTAATATCTACTTGACGCATACCAGAACACACTGTACATCGTGCCTCTCAATGACGTTGTATCTTCCAGTTCTTCAGTGATGTCTTCTCCCTGATCGTCTTTCACGACGAACACCTGCTCTGTTTGGTCATAAATAACTTTGAAATAGTCCTGCGGTTCTTCTAAATACCCCAAATATCCCCAGTGCATCTCAATCACGCTTTCAGGGAATGGAAGGTTCAGTCTGTCTTCCACTTTTGTTGACCATTTCCAGTTCTTGTCCATCTGGTTCAGGTCCTTTGTGATCGTTGTGATCTCCTCCATCTTTTCGGATGCCTCGAAGTGGATGCCCTCCTGCTCTTCCTCTGCGTATGCCGTATTATTTGCCAGAAGATTGTATTCATTTTCATACATGAAGCGGATGCCCTCCATGATCTCATCCAGTTTTCCCTCTCCCATGTGTGCCGTGTAATATTCGTTGATGAAGATTGCTTTCGGGTCTGCTGCCACGATCTCTCTGGCCTCTTCCATCTCTTCATCTTCAATTCTCTCGGTTTCAAGGTTCAGCCAGAAGGCTTTTGCGTTCCAACTTCTTCCAGTCTTCCAAATTGCTACCCATGCAATACCGTCCATGATCTCGTCTCGGTATTCTCTTGCGATCTCTTTCAGTGATGCCATGTCTATTCTCCTTATATGTACTCCCCGGCATTTCCGCCGGGGCCTGTTCTATGCAGTCAGTCCTGCCTGCTTTGCCATCTGCAATCCGATCATGATTCCTTTAATCTCACGCTTCTCGCCGCTGGTCAGTTGCTTCAGCAGTGAGATCATTTCCTCGATGTCCTTTGTCTGGTTCTCTAATTCCTTTCTTTCGGTTTCAAGTGCTACTGCCATGTGTCTTCCTCCTTTCTTCTATGCTGTTACTGGCTCATAATCTTCGAGCAGTTCCTTCAGGTTCGCTTTTCTCCAACGATGGAGCCGTCTGTCTCCGGTGATGTTCTTCACTGGTTCCGGGAGCGGTTCGCCTGTAATGACGTTTCTTTCCCAGTACAGATACTGTTTTAATGAATTGTGATAGTGTCCATCGTTATGCACTTCTATGTATTTGTTTGAGTTCCTTCGATTTCTGTATACCTGAATCGTTGTCACTGTTGTTGTCTCCTTTATGATGATGTGTGTTGTTTGTTCCGTATGGTTACATTATAGTTACTTCACGTTACTCTGTCAACTCTTTTTTGTCACTTTACGGAACTTTTTCATTGACAGCATGATTTCTCGGTGCTATTCTGATACTTGAAAGGATGGTGATTATCTATGACGCAAGGCGATCGTGTAAAAGATGTCAGAAAGACATTGAAACTGACGCTCGAAGAGTTTGGAAAAAAAGTCGGTGTCACGAAGCAAACTGTCAGCAGAATTGAAAATGGTATAAATAACCTCACCGATCAGATGGTGAAATCAATATGCCGCGAGTTTAATGTGAATTATGACTGGCTTATGGATGGAGAAGGTGAGATGTTTTCCGATCTGCCGCAGACGGTTCTTGACGAACTCTGCTCGCAGTACGAACTTGATGACCTCGACCGATTCATCGTCGAGTTATATGTCGGACTTCCGAAGGATGTGAGGGATGGCATAAAAGCAAGGGCGAAGGACCTTATTCAGAAAAGGAATACTTCAGAAGAGAAAAAATAAAAAGGGAACCCATCTGGATTCCCTTCTCTTCGTGTCGGCTACTGATATATGTATATGTACTTGATAAACTCATATATTCTCTTCAGGAGAGTTTCGGAGTCTATCTTGTTCAGCAGTCCGATTATTTTCTGCCGAATATCCATTTTCATCGCCTCCTTTTGAAAATATTACCATTTTTTTCAGGCTTCGTGAATGGGTTCGGCTCTTGTTTCCGTAATTACGGAAATCGTCCAGTGAACTGTGTAGCATCGCAGTTCCTGTGATATACTTATTTATATTCGGAGTCATAGAGTGCGCTGATTTTCGTATCCAGTGCGATTGCTATTGCTTCCAGTTGTCGGAGCGTCGGAGATGTCTGACCGTTCTCAATCGTATTCAGTGTCGTTTTGCTGATTCCGGTCATTTGCTCCAACTGCTTCAGTGTTACATTTTTTTCAGTCCTTGCCTGCCATGTTAGTATTTCCATCATTCCCTCCTTGTGGTGAACTATTATGTATTCATCCAAGAGGTTTGAAGGATGGCAAGGAAAAAATTTATGTGGGGTTTGCTATGAGAAAATATAATAAATGGGCCGCCTTGTTCGGCGGATGGTTTGGTCTTCATCGGTATCTTTCCGGTGAGATCGGAATGGGTATTCTGTACACATTGACTTGCGGCGGATTCTGTATCGGATGGATTCGTGATATATGCGTTTCTTTTTCATCTCGATCTGACGCATGGAGTCAATGGTCCGATGTGTGTGGAGAAGCTGCCGAGGCGCGAAAACGTCGTGCTCTGAATGGTGAACTTACTCCTGTACATATTGACCTAAAAGCAAAGACAGGCACTTTCGCAGGTTCCGAAGGCGGACAGTATCACACCACTTTGTCCGGTTGCACTTGCCCGGACTTCCAGAAGAGGAAAGTTCCTTGTAAGCATATGTATTATCTTGCTATAAAATGCAATATTGAAATCTAAACATAGAAAAAGACAGTCCCTGACAAGAACTGCCTTTCCCCATCATTTCCTATGTAGCACATAACTTCATAGAATACTGATTCGCAACCTTTATTCTACCACGAAGTTGTGCTGCTGCATAGCTTTATTTTTTTACGCTTTTTTTACGGCAGAAAGAAGGTTTTTATGAATAGTACATACTTCAGACCGCAACCGGAACTCTTCGGCCTGCGTGTTGTTAAATATATACGTTGTTCCCATGACGGTCAGGTTCTTCATGGTGATACTCTGGAAGCGCAGGACGCTCTCCTTGATGAGTTTATCAAAGTGAATCGCATGGTGTTGGTTGACACCTTCATCGACGAGGCCCTGACCGCCCGGAAGAAATTCACTCGCCGGAAGGAATTTGTCCGGCTTCTTGATGGTGTCCGTGCTCACAGCTTCGACATGATTCTCTTTACAAAACTTGACCGTTGGTTCAGGAACATCGGAGACTATCACAAAATTCAGGAGATACTCGAAGCGAACGGAGTTCAGTGGAAGGCGATCACGGAGTCCTATGACACCACTACCACAAACGGCCGCCTGCACATCAACATCCGCCTGTCCGTCGCGCAGGATGAGTGCGATCGTGACAGTGATCGAATCAAAGATGTATTTGCATACAAGCTGAAGAATAAAACCTATCTTTCCGGTTCCCTTCCTCGTGGTCTGAAACTGGATGAAGAAAAGCACGTTATCATTGACCCGGAGTGGAAACAATTTGCTCTTGATATGTTCGATCATTTTGAGCAGACTAATTCCAAGAGGGGAACTCTGCTCTATCTGAAAGAAAAATACGGAATCTATTTGTGTTATGACACTATCGCCCGGAATCTCCGCAACCCTCTGTATAAAGGGATGTATCGTGATGACCCTGATTTTTGTGAGCCTCTGATCGAGCCGGAGCGATTCGACCGTATTCAGGTTTTAGGAAAACGGAACGTGCGTCAGCGTTACTCCAACCGAACATATATCTTCACCGGACTTCTGATCTGTTCTTCCTGCAATCATTATCTTGTAGGCCAGACAACTCACCGAACTCTTTCTGATGGAACCGAAAAGCACTATCCGTCGTATAGGTGCAATCAGAGGTATCAGTCACATAGTTGTGATCGGAACCGCAGTTATCGTGAGGATTATGTCGAAGAATACCTTCTCCAACATATCCGCCCTGCTCTGTCCGAGTATGTGGCAGAATACGAAGTGACCGGAACGAACCCTGCTCGGAAGAATCCTGCCGCTGAAGCTGCGAAGATACGAACTAAGATGCAGAAACTGTATGAACTGTACATGGATGACTTGATTGATCGTGATACATATAAAAGGGATTATTCCGCTTTTCAGGAGAAACTGAAAGAACTTGATTCCATTGTCGTTGCTCCTTCTCGTGATCTTGCTGATCTGAAGAAGCTACTTGAACAGGATTATGAGGAGATATACAGAACATTTTCTCCGCAGGAGAAGAATGCTTTCTGGAAGTCCTTCGTGCAGTCAATTACTGTTCACGAGGACGGAGAAATGGATATTGTTTTTTTATGATCTTGTTTCTACTAACTACGCACCTCCCGTCGGTTCATCGGCAAGGATCATTTGGGGATGTAAGATCAGAGCCCTTGCTGCCGCAACACGCTGACGCTGGCCACCGGACATCTTGGACGGAAACTTATCCAGAACATCAGAAATTTCCAGATAGTCAGCCAACTGCTTCAGCCGCTGGCTGCTTTCTGTTTCGGCTACCCCATGCAAGGAAGTCGGGAGCAGGATATTTTCCCTGCCAGTCAGGTTGTCCAGCAATTCAAAGTTCTGGAATAGATAACCAACTTTTTTGCCACGGTACTCGGCAAGAGCCTTTTCCTTGAGGGATTGCAGAGTATCTCCCTCCACCTGAATGCTTCCACCTGTAGGCTGAATCACAGTTGCAATACAGTTGAGAAGCGTGGATTTGCCGGAACCACTGCTTCCCATAATACCGAGAAACTCTCCCGGCATGACCTGAAAAGTGATTCCGTTCAGTGCTCTCGTCTGGTTTGGCAACGTCCCATAGACTTTGGTAAGATTTTCAATATTCAAAATTGGTTTCATGTGAATGCCTCCTATCCATTTCTGGGTAAATGATAGCACAGAAGCACAATAAATAACACTTACAGTCGCTGTAAGGATTCTGTTCCTGTTTTCAGAACAAGAATGACGCATCAAGCGGAATAAGTATATGTTTTGTATAAACGTCGGGTGACAATGAAAAAATATGCTGGACTACCGGATTGGCTAACTTGCATTTCTTTGTCAATTCTGGTAACCGCTTCAAACATGGAAGTTTCTGTTCTTACTTTTATTATACTCAATCAATAAAATCAACACGGTTCAGCAAATTTTAATTATTTCCAATATGACAAAATTGCTTCCTGTTATATTTATCTATTTCTTTATTTCTCTATTATTCCGATCCGGTCTTCCAAAGGTATAAATAAGGTGTAAATTATTCGTCAATCATCAAAAAATCCTTTAAAGCCTAGGCTTTCACAGCATCCATTAAACACTGCCGTGACAATTAAAAGCAAATCATAATACAACAACGTTCTGTTCGATACTAGAAATATATCATCAGCATGCAGTTTGAGTGAAAAAAGTCTCATGGTCATGAGCAAAAATGAAAGCAAAATTTATTAGATGGTACAACATACTATGCCTTTAAAATTCCAGTTACATATTCATATTGGAACCTAATCACCAGTTATTTTTATTATAATACTTGCAAAAAAGAAGCGCTCATACAAGCACTTCTCCTTACCATATTAGGACTTCAATCAAAAGTTAATGGGCCACAAAGTGGGCCATTTTTCAAAAACTTACATGAATTTATATAGAGTTTTATCCAAGTCGGAAATCCGTTAAATGCTCTAGCTATCAGCATTTAAAGGCATTTAACAACTTATATGGACATTTATGAAATCGGTCTCGTAATAACGATTCCTAGTTTCATTTTATGTTATCTCCTTTGTTTTTTGTTCAGCTGTTGTGTGAACATACCGCGCTTCTTTCGTAACTAAAGAAGCCACGCATTCAGCATATACTATACTATAACGTGGCTCAATTGTAAATTCTAAAGTTAATAATTACCCTTACAAAATGAATAAATTGTCTTATATCTCAATATTGTCCAGGATGTATTTTTCAAACTCCATATTCTTTCTAAACGTCTCATTCGACGTATTTTCCATCTTTTATACATACGATGGTATTCGCATCCTCTCCATAGAAATTCATTAAAATAAACAGCATTTCCAGGCTTATTCTTCTGGTTCCATTTTCTATACGTGAATAGTGTTCGCAAGAAATGTGCATCTCATCTGCCGCTTCCCGCTGCTTCAACTTTTTTCTCATTCTTAGTTCGTGGAGCTTCCCTCCAACTTTCTTCTCACAAAAAGTGTAACTCATCCCCAAGCCTCCGTTCATTGTCAAAACGTTTGTCTCCAAATGTAGGGATCAAGACAAAACAGATATCTGTTTAGTGGTAGGACGCCAAACAGATTTCGATCATATTTTCTGCAGTATTCATATTTTCCTGCTTATTCTTCATTTAACTCATTGATGGAAATATCTTCGGAATGAAACTTCTTCCAAATCTTGTTTCCATCTATATTTTCGCGCCCAGTTGTAAGCATTCTTACCTGACGCTCCAATTCGTCAATTCTTTTCAATGTATGCTCAAACACTTCATCTGCAATAATATCCGCCGCCTTCATGTCATCCTCACTTCCTGTCTTCAGATAATGCATAAGAAATTCTGTAATCAGTTGATTTCTTGTGTGACCATTCATTTCCTCCAGCATTTTTATAGCGATGCATTTTCCGGAACATCCCGCAAATAATATCTGAAATATTTATACGATCCTGCCACAAGCATCATCCTTTCTCGTTGCGCTGCATCTTCTTTTCCAACTCTCCATCAATCTGCTTCCACACCTCGGATGGTTCCAAATCAAGGATTTCTCCAAACCTATCTTTCCGCACTCGCATTTATACGAGCTTATTTCATCTATACCTATACCATACTTCAGCCTTCTACCGATTTTGATTCTCTTGATGAAAACTGCATGTATTACGATATTGAATTCCGTATTGTACGTATTCGCCTTGATAATGGAACCTATATCTGTATTGCCACCAATCTTTCAGAAGAAGAATTTCCTCTGGAAGAAATCAATAAACTTTACCGGATGCGCTGGAGCGAGGAAACAAGCTTCCGTGAACTCAAATACACCATCGCAGTAAACATATGCAGGGCATATCTCAAACACGGTGGTAACGAAACAGAGACCAT